TCTGCAGGCATAGAGCGCGAACCGCCTCGGCGGGATCGCGCACATCCAACGAAAAACGCTCGCCGAAGCGAGCGCCGAGCGAGCCGTGCAAGTGGAAGTCGATCATGGGTCGTCTCGGCCGCTGTGGCGTAACCAGTGGGTGATATGGGGCAGCCAGCGGGCAATGGGTTCGCGCATGGAGAGCCGCGTGGCGTCGACCGCTAGCTTGCCGGTCTTGTGGTGCAGCGCCAGCCCCCCTTCCAGCAGGATGCCGCCGTGGTTGGGCACTGGGCTGCGCAGCTGTGCCAGGAACACATCCCCTGGGCGTGCGTCGGCGGATTCAATACGCCGGAAGCCAGCCTGGCCGAAGCCGTCTCGGTAGAGATCCTGGCCAGCGCGCCACCACTCCCAGCTTCGCGGGAACTCAGGAATCACAATATCCAGCTCCAGGCGGTAGTAGTCGCGGATCAGCGAATAGCAGTCCGTCACGCCATGGCGAAACCCGCGGCCCACTAGTGGCGGCGTCTCAGCCTGGTCACCCCACCAGAATGGGGGCAGACAGCGCTCACCATCGGTGCTGATGATGCCCCATGGCACGCCGCTGGCCAGCTGTCCGCGCATGTCGGCCTCGCTGGGGCAGTCCGGCCCATTGGGGTGGCTGTGCACGATGGCCAGCAGTCCGCGGCCATGGGCGGCAGCCAGGTCGCGCTTGGCCACGCGGAAGGTGGCGCGCGGGTCCTCGGCCACATTGGCCACTTGCCGACACTCGCCTGGGGTGATCAGCCACGCCGCCTCATGGGGATAGGCGGCTGCGGCCTCGCGCGCCAGCTGGGCGTGGTGCTCGTCCAACATCAGCGAATCCTCCCCACGCCCGGGAACGCGCGAGTCGGCAAAGGTGCGTGCTCACCGAAGCGAAGCCGGCAGTCTGAGAGACGCTTGCCGCAAACATCCTCGCCGGTGGCCGCCGGGGCGCCGCTGGCATCCCATTCGCCGCTGCCAGCATAGGGGCACGTCACGCCCTCGTACTGGTACTGGCTGCCGTCCCACCAGCGGTAGCGGTGGGTGCAGGTATCACGCAATACCTGGCGGGCTGGCAGGCGCTTGCCCTCCTGGTCCATGGCCACCGAGAGCGTGAACTCTATGACGCTGCGCGTCTGGGCGCTCTTGCGCTCCACCACGTAGTGGTCCACCGGCAGCGTGGCCTGGGGGTCGGGGTCGCTGCCATCGTCAAGATGGTGACGGAAGGTGCGGATGCGCCGCACCGGGCAGCCGAGAAGGTCGTCGGCGGCCAGCACCAGGGAGAGGAACGCTAGCTCCATGGCGGTGACGCGCAGCGTGGGCTGGGGCAGAGTGCCCTTGCCGCTCCACTGGAAGCCGTCCGCCTCGATGGGAAGCGGCGTGTAGTCGTAACCATTGAAGCGAGCCGGCCCTCCATCCACCGCCTCGTTGGTCCAGCGCAGCACGCCCTGGCCATGACGGGTGGCATCCAGCTCGAACAGCACCACGACCGGCGACTGCTCCAGCCGCTGGGCATCTGTGGCGATGATCTGGCTCATGGGTTGTGGTCTTCCTCGAAGGTAGCAGCAATGGCGCCCAGGGTGGCGCTGGTCGGCTCATCGGCGGAAAGATCGGTGCAGCGCCAGCGGCGCATGGCGTCATCCCATGGCGCCTGCCACCAGAAGGCGTAGGCCCCCTGATGGGCGCGCAGGAAACCGTAGAGCGTGGCGAAGTCGTCACGCTCCAGCATCGTCCAGTTGAGCTGGTAGGTGTCGGTGCTGCTGTTGATGCCGGCGGGCCGGCGCTGGGCATAGCCATCCCCGAAGCGCGCCTCGTCGATGCGCCGCCGGGTCTGCCGGCGCGGGCCGTAGTCCGGGCAAATGTCAGGCAGGGTGTTCATCCGTTAGCTCCGCTAAGCATGCCGCCGGGGCGCTGCTGTTTCTGCAGTATGCGCATGACCTCAGCCTCGAAAGCGCGGCCCATCTGCCGGCCCTGGCGCTGGGCGGCCTCGTCGCTAACGCCGGGCTGTGCCTGCACGGTGATGGGCGCATGGATGGTGATGTTGGCACCGCCCAGTGGGCCGGCGCTTGCGGCGCCAGGCGGGGTCACATAGCCGCCACTGGCATAGCCGCGGTTGAGGCGCTCCAGCGCTGGCCTCACGCCGGGCCGATCGACGACGCTCTTGCGCACCACGTACTCGCCAGCGTGCACCACCCCAGCGGGTCGATGCCGGGGGCCGGGGCCGGTGTAGCCGCCTGACGCAAACGGCAAAAGATCGCCAAGGCCGTCAGAGATAACGCCGCCGATCGGAGCCGTGACGGTCTCACGCAGCACAATGCGGGCCACGTCCTGCAAGATCCCCTGAAGCACGCCGCGCAGGCCTTGTCCCCGAATCACCGCACTCTCGAAAGCGCTCTCGAACGAGAACCCCAGATCCCGCGCAGCTTGGTTCACCTCTTGGACTGCCGACTTGCCGGTGAAGCCATACACCTCGGCCGCACTCTTGGCGGTGCGATAGCTCTCCTCGAGGTCGCCAAGCAGGCTCACCAGCTGAAGGGTGGCCATGTTCTCGCGCAGGGCGTAGGCCACGAGGGTCGCCTTGTCGTCGGCGTATTGCCGCTGGGTCGCCTCCAGCGGCCGAATGCGGCCATACAGCGCCTGGTAGCTGTCCGCCAGCGCGTCCGTCTCTGCGCGAGCCGCCCTGGCGGCGTCTGCGCTCTCGCTGTACACGCGGGTCATGGCACCGCTGCCGCCCTGGCCGATCTGGGCCAGGCGTTCATCGACCTCGGCGATGCCCTCTGCCGCCGCCTTGCCGGCCTGGCGCACATCGGTTAGCTGCACCTCCAGCTGGTGGAGCGCCTCTTGCGATTCAGAACGCCCTCCCATGCCGAACGCGGCCTGGCCGCCAATGGCATCCCACTGCTCCTGCTCGGCAAACACCCTCTGCCGCAGCTTCTCGCGCTCCATGGCGAGAGAAGCAGCGCTGAATTGTGCCAGCTGCTGCTCGGCCTCGAGCATCGAGCGGGCGCTCTCCAAGGCCGCCCGGGAGTTGCTGGTGAGCGCGTCGGTCAGGTTATCGACGCGCTCGGTGGCCGTCTCCATGCGGGGTTGGACGAGGCCGAGTTCTTCGCGGAAGGTGTAGATGGCAGCGCCCGCCAGCACAGCGGCGCCCAGCGGGCCGCCCAACATGCCCATGGCCGCAGCCGCCCCGCGGGTGGCGCCGGCCAGTGCCGTCTGGGAGGCGGCGGCCATGCGCGAGACGCCAGCCATCCGCGCCAGCGCGGCCTGATAGGCCACGGCCTGCTGGGTGGCGGCGAGCTTGGCGGCGGCGGCGGTGCCCAGAGCCCCGGCATAGCGGGCGGCGAGTAGCGTGGCCAGGGTGGCCGCAGTGCCCTGCAGTACATCGAGGATCTCCGCTGCCCCGCCGGCAGCGTCGATCCAGTCGCTGGTGGTCTGAAGCCCCGCCGTCATCGCCGGCACCAGCTCGGCAAGGATCTGGCGCGACAGGCCGGTGCCCACGGCCTGCAGCCGGGTGACCTCGTCGTTCAGGCCGGCCATGGCTTCGGCGGTGTCCTGGCTGATCGTCAGCCCCAGCCGGCGCGCCTCTTCGCGCATCGTCTCAATGGCGTCGGCGCCCTGGTTGACCACCTGCAGCAGGGCCACGCCTTCGCTGTCCCAGATTTTTTGCGCCAGCGCCACACGACGCGCCTCGCTGGCGACGCCACCCATAGCCTCGGCGATCTGCTCGAACTGCTCTTCCGGCGACAGCTGCGCCAGCGCTGCTGCATCCAGGTTAAGAGTGGCCAGGGCGTCCTGCGCCTCGCCGGTGTTCTCGGCCGCCTGGGCGATGCGACGGCTCTGCCGCTGCCAGGCGGTGGTCAGCTGGTTGAACTGCACCCCGCTGAGCTGAGCGACGTAGTTGTACTCGCTCAAGGCCTCGGTGCTGGCCCCGATGCGCAGATTGGTCTTCTGCAGCTGGTCGGCAAAGTCGACTTGCTGCCGCAGGGAGCTGACGGCGAACAGCCCAGCCACCGCTGCAGCCACAGGTGCGGCGGCGCGGCGTAGCACCTGGAGTTCACGCGACACCCCGCCGGTGGAGCGCGCAAACTGCCGCGAGCGCCGGGCGCCCCGGCCGAAGCCCTGGTTAAGCTGGCCGAGCTCCTTCTCGGTTGCGTTGATCGCCCGGATGCCGCCCTTGGCGTCTCCGGTGATGATCAGGCCGGTCTTGTACTGGCGCGCCATGGGCCACCTCTATCGCGCGGGCATGAAAAAGCCCGCCATCTGGCGGGCTCGGCTCTTCACTGACTTGCTACAAGCACTGCCGGACGGCATCTCTAAGCGGCTGCCTCATCATCTCGATCCGCTGGAAAAGCCTAACGCTACTTCCCTGGCTTGATTCATTGATAACCAGTACGTCATCGGTGCCCGCCATCGAATGAAGCGTGGTGAGCCTATACCCGGTAGTGGTAGGCGAAATACTGACTGCGGGGTTGAAGTCCTGCCAGAGAGGGCTGACACACTCGACATACTCCTCCGGGGTCTTCCCGCTTTCCTCTGAAATAACAGGCTCCTGCTCCAGCAAACTCTTTGGTGTAGCGCAGCCGGTCAAAGCTAAAACCAACAGGGTTAAAAGGACTGCTTTCATGCCGATCCTCCATTAACTTCCATGTTCACACTACCCTCTTGTATTCAGCATCTCCAGAGCCCCCGCCTCGATCTGCTGCACTTGATACAGGCATTCGCGCCGGTCATCGATGGCGTGGATCTCCATGGCCGCGGCCACCGAAGCGAGATCCAGGCCTTGGTAGGCCGCGCCACCCATGCCCACGATCACGCGCCACTGCCGCGAGCAGGCGAGAAATATCTCGAGCGCGGCCTCATGTTCAGCCCACACTTCGCACCTGCCCGCCTGCTGCTGGTCGGGCTCGGCCTCAAGCCCCCAGGCAGCGGCATCGTCCGCGAGTTGGGCCGGGCGGCCTGCGGTGGCCCAGTGCCGCCCGGCCTCGCTCAGTTTTTTGCCGCAGCGGCCGCCCTGCCCTCTTGGGCCTTGAACCAGGACAGTATCAGGGGTCGGCGCACATAGGGTACCTCCAGCAGCTGGCTGACGAGCTCAGCCGAGTGCGCCACATCGTTGCCGTGTTCGTCCTGGATGCCGGCGATCTCAAGGAGGTCGTCGTCGACCAGGGTCTCGTCGGCCACCTCCTCGGTCTGCATCGCCTTGACGATGCGCTGGTATTCGCTCCAGGAGTGTAAGCGCCAGCGCGCCTGAAACGTGCTAACCGCCTCTTCGCCCGGTACCTGGATCTCGACATCAACCCAGAGGTCGGGAACGTCCTTGAGTACGAACATGTGAGCTCCGTTACTTGAAGGTGAGCGTCAGCTCGTCGTCGCCTGTATCAGGCAGGAAGCGAGCGCCCATCTGGTAGTGCACGATGCCGTCGCTATCCTGGGACGAGATGCTGGAGAGCTGAACCTTGGGCGCTGCCAGGGCGATAATATTGCCGGCGACGGTGCCGTGCTCGAACGCCAACGCATCGGTGGTGACCGCCTCGTGGCTCTCTACCGCGGCGAAGTAGTCCTTGGTGGCGAGGTCCGGGGCCTCGATGTCTACCTGCCCGGTGGCCTCTCGGTTGGCGATCCGGACGTTTTCGCACCCGATGAGGTTGCGATGAACGACCTCGTTGCCGAGATCCAGGCTCAGCGACTCGCCGCAGCCAGCATGCCCATGCACGGTGAAGGTGGGCGTGTTCTGCTTGTTGACCGGAATCTCGTCAGCCTGGGTCAACGCGGAGGTGGTCACGGGGCTGGCCGCCTCGGGCTTGTTGTACAAGCCGGTCATCTGGAACTGCAGGGTCGGGAACTGGCCACGCTGGGCATTCAGAGTGACGGTGCCGCGGGCGCCGGTGATCTTCTGCTGCTGGCCATCCTGAAGGTAGTAGATGGTGCAGCTCTCAAAATTCTCGCTCACCGGCTGATAGACCACATCGGTGCCGGCGTTGACAGTCTCGCTGAGGCCGCAGGCGCGCAGCAGGGCGCCGAAAACCGGCGCGGTGCCGGCGGTACCAGACCCTGCCAGCGGCACGGTGATGGCGATGGTGGCATAGGGAGCGGTGTTGATCTGAGCCTGGGCACCCAGGTCGGGGCGAATACGGGCCCGGGCCTGTGTGTCACCCTCGTAAATGCCGGGATCTAACTCGGCGACATAGATGCGATCAGAGGCATCTGGCGTGGAATCGGTGCCGTAGGTGGTCTCGGTCTTCACCAGAATCAGGCGCTTACGCGTCAGCATCGTCGTCGTCCTCAGTCAATGGCTCGTCGGGCTGTGCCGGCGCGCTCAGGGTGGGCTCTGGGTGGTGGTCAGTGCGTGCAACGAGCACGGGCTCGCCGTCGCGGATCTCATAGCGTCCGCCGGATCGGGTAGGCATGGGGACTCCTGTCAGGTGGAGCGGATCATACGGTCGTAGCGGTAGGTCTCGCGCCAGTAGACGTGCCGGCCAGAAACCGCCACTCGCTGGCCGCCCACATATTCCAGGGGCGAAACGCCGCTGGTAGCCTCCAGCCCCAGCACCGCGTCTGCCACGGCGTGGCGGTGGCTGTCGAGTGATGCCTGGTTGGCGACCAGCACCAGGGCGATCTCTTCGCTGACGGTCTGGCGCACATCACAGGAGGCCAGGGCGTTAGGGCCCGCCGCGGCGCTGATGCCATGCACGAACACCGCCGGCAGGGTCGGGGTGGCGGTGGCCAGACTGGTGGCTTGGAGCTCGAAATGCGCCCGATACTGCCGCGGGTCGTCTTCGTAGTCCGTGGCGGCGTCGGTGATCTCCCAGCTATCCAGCCCGCTATGCGCTGCGAGCCGCTCGATCAGCGCATCGCTCATGCCGCGCAGTGGGTCGAACGTCGGGCTCCGCAGCGTCAGAACATAGGTATCCACACGCCCGAGGCGGTATCCGTCGACCTCGATGTCGCCCTGCCCGGCGAGGTTGTAGACGCCAGTGGTGCCGGGGGCATCCATGGGCAGCTGCACCGGCCAAAGCCGACCCTGGACCACGGGATCCACCAGCGCCACCAAGCCTGGTGCCGTGTCGGCGCGGCTGGGGTCGGCGTCGCTGCTGGGCCAGGCGTCGATGCCGGCGTCCTGCAGCGCGGTGATAATGTCGTCGATCACGTCATCAGCCCCTTGCGGTCGAGGTAGGCCGCCAAGCCGGCATAGAAGCGATTGCCGAAGCCGGGCTGGGTCTGCTCCAGCGCCGGCGACAGGAAAGGGTTAGCAGCCATGTGCTCGGTGCCGAACTCGTGCCACAGCCCCTTGCGGCCCTGATAGCGGCCATTGACGCGGCGGTTGGCGCCCACCAGCAGGGCGGTGGTGTCTGCGGCGATGCCGAGGCGGGCCTTGGCCGTCTTGCTGATCGAGCGATGCCCGATGGCACGAGCCAGATGCCCCTCGTCCTTGGGGGCCAGTGCCTTGGCGCGGCGCTTGGTAGGCGCAATAGCGCGCACCAGGCCGGCCCGCACGGCACTCTCGCGCAGCTTGACCTCCAGGTCGGCGAGCTCGCGGCGCACCTCCGCGAAACCCTCGGCGGTGACCTGAACCCTAAACCCACTCATGGCACATCACCTCCAGCTCGCGGCGACGGCCGCCTACATCGATCGGGCGCCCATCGATGCGGTAGATCTGGTCGCCATGGCGCAGCCGCAGGGTTTTACCGGTGGCCTCGGCCACCTCGGCGCGGTAGCGCATGCGGATCCGCGCGGTGGTCTCGCTGTGTGCCTCCTGGGCGGCAAACGCCAGGCGGCCGCGCAGCTGCTCGACCTCGGCCCACACGGCGGCGCCCGCCACCCACTCCATTGGCTCAGCCCCTGACTCGGTGCGCGGGCCCTTCTGGTAGTGCTCGAGGGTCACGCGATGGCGGAGTTGGCCGGCGCGCATGGGTTACTCCACCCGCCCGTGACGTTTCAGTCGTTCGTACTCGCCGGCGGTCATGCGCATGGTTTCCCCCTTCTCCTTGCAGATGCCGCCGCGGCAGTGCCTAGCGCGCAGCTTCGCGTCGACCATGCGGCCCTTGGTAGCCGGGGTGCTCTGCGCCTTGGGGGTGGGCTTGGCGTCCGCCTTGGGTGCGGAGGCGGTCTCGGCCTGGCCAGCGGTGGCGGTTTCGGCGGCGCCGGCCGCTTCGCGCTTGTCGGTCTCGGTGGCTTGCTTGGCCATGGCGGCCTCCTCAGTAGATCTGATAGTGGCGGTGCGGGCCGATCAGGGCGTGCACCGCCATAGGGAGTTCAGTCGCAGTGCTACCGGTCACCACGGCCTCGCGGTTTTCGTACCAGTGGCCGATCAGCAGTAGCATCGCGGTGGTCAGGACGTCATCGAGCACCAGGGCGTGCTCGTCGGTGGGCTCGCCCGTCTCTGCGTCAGTGGGGATCTCCCCCTCGGTGGCGTAGAGCGTGCGGCCGGTGTGGTTCTCCACCAGGCGCTGCGCCGCGGTGGCGTAGGTATCCAGCAGGGCGTCGTCGTCGGTGAAGTCCGACTCGATCCGGCACTGCTGTTTGATGATTTCCAGATCGAGCATGGTGTTGCCTCAGTAAGGCCGGCCCCACCCTCGGGCGGGGCCGGCGTTGGGCTACGGCTTCAGGCCGCCGGATCAGATTGCGGCGCCAGCCAGGGCCTTGATGGCTGCGGCGTCCTGCAGCACGCAGTCGAAGCGGTGGAACGCCAGGAACCCGGTCTGGTCGTAGTCGGCATAGCGCTCCACCAGGCGCTTGAGCACCATGTAGCGCACGCGACGTACCACGAACTGCTGGAAGTCGCCGGCGAACAGGAACTTGGCATCGACGCCCAGATCGGCAATGCCGCTGTCGATGAAATACGGCACGCCAAGCACGGTGGCCGGGGCAGCGCCGCGCACCTCAGGCAGCCACAGCGGGCGGCCGTTGAGGTCTTCCATCTCGGTCAGCACCTGCAAGGTGCTGTCGTTGAAGCCGAGACGGAAGCCCGCCGCGCGGCGGTAGGCCGGGTCTAGGCTGTGGATCAGGGCGTTCACCTCCTGCCAGGTGAACTCGCTGGAGCTGGCCGCGGTGGTGGTGTTGGTCACTGCGGTCTGCAATCCGGTGGGCTGCTCCGGGGTGCCGGTGCCGGTGCCCTGCACCAGGTACTTGGCCTCGCCGCGTCCCAGGCGCTGGCCGATGCGGCTGGCCAGGAAGCCCTGGATGTCGATGCCGCTGTCGTTGAGCAGCTCGTTGCTGACGCGGATCACCTTGGAGCTGAGCTTCTTGGCGCCCAGGTTCTTGATGCCGAAGGTGACATCGCCCTCGGTGGCCTGACCGTTCTCGGCGAGCAGTTCGCCCTCCTCGGCGGTGCCGTCGGAGGTGGGCCACTCCAGGCTGTGGCCGGTGTCGGTGGTGAGGATCTGGGCCACGCTGGCCAGGCCACCGTAGTCGGCCATGCTCTCGTAGATGCGGTTGAGCATCTCGGTGGGCACGGTGTAGCCGCCGGCGGAGTCGGTGTCGGTGCTCTGGGCACGCATCTCGCGCAGCACCTGACGCTGCTCGGCGGAGAGCTCGCCCATGCCCTGGCGCAGGAAGCCGTCGAAGGCGGCGGCACGCTGCTCGTCCAGGCTGGGGCCGCCGCGCTCCTCGTCACCGGCCGCGGCGCGGTGCTCCTCCTCGTGCTCCTCGACGAAGCGCTGGTCGGCGTCGCGCAGTTGCTCCTCGCGCTCGATCTGGGCGTTCATGGCGTCCAGGTCGTGCTTCATGCGCTTCCACTGGTCGCGCTGCTCGTCGGTCCACTCGGCCTCGCCGATGGAGTCGTGCAGCGCCCGCATGTCCTTGGCGATGGCGCTGTATCGCTGCTTGAGTTCGTGCAGTTTCATGGTGCCCTCCTGGGCGTTGGTTCAGGTGATCAGGCTTGGATCAGCTCAAGGAAGCGCTCGCGGGCGCGGCGCTGGTTGATGGCCTTCTGCGCGAGACCCTTGATCTCCTCGCAGCGGGCTTGGAGTGAGCGCGCGGCGGCGCCCGCATCCGGGTAGGCCGGGTAGGTGACCGGCGAAACGTCCAGCAGGCGGCTGAACCGGGTGATGGTGCGCACGATCAGGCCGTCGGGCTCCTCGCGCCATTCATCGCCATCGGGGGCCACACGAAAGGCGAACGAGCTGCCGGTGATGTCGCCCCGCTGCAGGGGCGCCAGCACCTGGTCGCGCACGGTCTGGGTGTCGGGCGGGTCGATGTCGTAGCGCAGGCCCTCGGCGTCGATGCTGAGCTCGAGGGTGCCGCTAGTGGTGCGGCCGAGCACGAAGTTGGGGTCGTGGTTGAACAGCGCGCGCACGTCGTCGCCGAGCACGTCGTCGAAGGCACCGGGGGCAATCTCCTCCTTGAACATGCCCATGATCATCTCGCTGCGGGCGTTGAACACGGCGCCATGGCCGACGATGCGCACCGGGCGGCCGTCGTCGTCCGTCTCGGCGCGGACCTCACAGGCCAGCGCGCGCTTCTCGGTCTCGCTCATGAGGTCACTCCTGGGGGTTGTCGGGCTGGCCGAGCTGATCGACCGGCTGGGCGTTGACGCTGACCAGCATCTGGTCGAGGCCGTCGCGGGGGTTCATGTCCTCGAGCAGGCGGGCCTCGTTGCGGTCCATCCAGCCGTCGGTGATCGCGGCGTGGTAGAACTCGGCGCGCTCCTTGGCGGTGCCGCGCAGCAGCCCGGCGAGGTTGAACTTGACGTAGTAGCCGGCAGCGCGCTCGGCGCGGGTGAAGATCCGGCGGTTGAGCTCCTGCTCCCAGTTGACGATCCACGGCATCATGGTGTGGCGCACGAACTGGATGGCCTGCTCGCTGATGTTGCTGAACGTGGCGCGCTCCAGGTCGTTGATCATGTGCGCGGGCACGTTGAAGATGCCGGCGATCTCGGAGCGGTTGAGCTTGCGGGTCTCGAGGAACTGGGCGTCTTCCGGCGGGATGGTGATCGACTTGTAGTCGAGGTCCGCCGGCAGCATTAGGGTCTTGTTCTCGCTGGTCTTGAGGCGTGAGACGGCGGTGTCCCACGCCTTCTTGAGGCGCTGCCAGCTGTCGTCCTTGAGCGGGTTCTTGACGCTGACCAGCCCGGTGGGCCGGCCACCGCCGGTGAAGAAGTCCTTGCCGTAGCGCTGGGCGGCTAGACCCAGGCCGATGGTCTCGGCGTGCTGGCGAACCAGGCTCTTGCCGGTGCGGCCGTCGCTGCCCAGGGCGCGCACGTGGATCATGTCCTCGAGCTGCACGGCACGGCTGCCATCCTCGTCGACCACGGCGTAGAGATAGCGGTTGCCGTTCTTGACCAGCTGAGTCTCCCAGGGGCGTCGCATCACCAGCTCGCGCAGCTCGCCGCGGGCGTTGCGCTTTACCTGGGTGTAGCCGTTGCCCCAGCCCAGCACGTGGGCCTGCTTGGTCTCGCGCCACTTGTAGCTGGTCTGCCAGGTGTTGGGCTCGTCGTGCAGCAGCCAGTAGGCCGGGTGGTCCTTGGCGGCCTCGATGTTGTTGCCCTGCTTGCGCATCACGTGCAGCGGCAGCTGGGCCACCGAGGCGGAGAGCACGTAGATGCAGGCGTAGACCGCGGAGAGGGTCAGCGCCGAGGCGTTGTCGACCTGGATGCCGATGTCGCTGTCGAGGTACTCGGCGAGGTTCTGCCCGGTCAGCGGGGTGTCGGGGTTCTCGATGTTGCGCTGGGCCGGCGGCGAGAACAGGCTGTCAAGGATCATGCCTTGCCTCCTTTCGCGGCGGTTCGCTTGGCGGCCCGGGCAGCGAGCAGCGCCAGCACCAGCAGCAGGCCGCCACCGGCGATCAGCGCATCTGCCAGGCCGTAGCGCAGGTACAGGCCATAGGTCAGCGCCCCGAAGCCGGCGGTGCCCAGGGTGTCGATCAGGTAGTGGCGCATTCACATCACCAGGATGTCGTCGTCGGATAGGGAGCTCAGGAGGTCGCCCTCCTGGTTCTCGAGCGTCAGGGCCCGGCCCAGCGCCATGAGGATGGCGACGATGCCGTCGATCTTGTTCTCCGCGCGCTCCTTGCGAGGGTAGAGGTTCTCCTTGGCGTCGACCTTGGCGACCACGTTGCTGGCCATCCAGGTCAGCACCGGGTCGCAGCCGTGGCGCCAGCGGCCGGCGGTGATGGCGGCCTCCATCTCGCGCATCGGCGGGCTCATGTTCTGCACGGTGTTGCGGTACTCGATGATCTCGGCGCCGTCCTTCATCAGCTGGTGCGCCAGCTGCGTGGCGCGCCAGGGGTCGTAGGCGATCTCCTCGATCTCGAAGCGCCCGGCCAAGTCGAGCAGGTCGTCACGGATGATGTCGAAGTCGAGCTCCTCGCCATCGGTGGTGATCAGGTGGCCGCTGTTGATCCAGCTTTCGTAGGCGGCGCGGTTGTGGCTGGCCCGCTCAATGGCGCCCTCGGGCAGATAGCTGCGCACGAAGGCGATCCACCGGGTCTTGCCGTCCTCGAGCTCGTCGCGGAACAGCAGCGCGATGGCGGCGATGTCGGTCTTGCTGGCCAGGTCAACACCCACCCAACAAGGCCGGCCCTCGAAGTCATCCAGCGCCAGCCCCTCTTGGCCCGAGGCGTGCCAGTCCGCCATGTTCAGCCAGGCGGTGCGGGCCGATACCCACAGGTTGAGGTGCTTGGTCAGAAACGAGTTCTGGCGGCTGGGGTAGCGGATGGCGTCCTGCTGCGCCTTGGCCAGGAACTCCTCGGAGACCGAGACGCCCATGTTCGGGTTGGCCTTGCGCAGAGTGGCCGGGTCCTGCCAGTCGTCGCCCTCGTCGATGGTGTAGATGGCCCCGAACAGCTCGGGGTTGGGCACCGAGCCGTCGAGCGCCTGCTGGGCCTGGCGGCGCTTGTCGTAGCAGGGCCCCGCGAGGTTGAAGCCGGCGGTGGTGATGATGAACATCAGTGGCTGGTCGCGGGCGCCCATGCCGGTGAGCATGGTGTCGTAGAGGTCCGGCGTCTGGTGCTCGTGGAACTCGTCGACCAGGGCGCAGCTCGGCGAGGAGCCGTCGCCCGGGTTGCCAATAAGCGGCTCGAGCCGGCTGCCATCCGCCGGGATGCTGACGTTCTTGGCCATCACCTCGATGCCGGCCGCGCTGATCAGCGCGGGGCTCTTGGTCAGCATCAGCTTGGCAGGGCGGAAAACCTCCCAGGCCTGCTTCTCGGTGGTGGCGCCACAGTAGACCTCCGCGCCGTACTCGCGATCCGCAGCAAGCATGTAGTTGGCCACCCCGGCCGCGATCACGCTCTTGCCGTTCTTCCGCGGCACCTCGATGTAGGCCTCGCGGAAGCGGCGCAGGCCGCTGCCCTTCTGCACCCAGCCGAACAGCACCGCGAACAGGAAGCGCTGCCAGGGCTCGAGCTCGATCAGCTTTCGCTCGCGCGCCCACTTGCCCTTGGTGTGGGGCAGCAGCTGGATGAAGGCGCACACCCGCTCGGCCGCGTCGCGGTCGAAGCGGTAGGGGTAGCGCTTGGCCTTGGCGGCCTTCAGGTCATCGAGGTGGCGCTTGCAGGCTAGCTTCACCCACTTGCAGGCGGGAACCCGGCCGCCCACTACGTCGCGGGCGTACTTGTTCGCGCTGTTGACGTTGGGGTAGCTGGCCATGAAGTGTCATCGCTGTTTTCCGCCCAGCAGCCTCTCGAAGGGGTTGTCGGCATCTTTGGCGCCGGGCACGGCCAGGCGGGCGCGATCGGCAGGCGTCAGGCCCAGGGCAGAGCCGGCCACGGTCATCTGGCGGAATGCCTCGTTCTTGGCTGTCAGCGCCGGGTTCTTCGAAATGCCGCCCATGGCGGTCTCCACGGTCAGGCCGTTGCGCGCCACGTCCTCCACCGCCGCGCGCCAGGTGGCGTAGGCGTCGCAATAGGTCTCGAACAGGTGGAGGTCGGAGCGAGTCAGGATCTTGGTGCGCACCAGCCACTCGACGTGATGCAGCCAAGCCGCTCGACCGTTGGCGTCCAGCCACTCCGGCGGCGGTGGCGGCTCGGTCAGCGCTTCGCCCTGGGGCTCGTCATGGTTGACGGCGCGCTTGCCCGGGTTGCCCTGGACCGCCTTCAGGTGGCTGGGTTTCGGCTTGCGCCCGCTCTTGCTAGTGCCTGCCATGGCGCTACCTCCGTGGCAACCCCCCGGAACTCCATAT